ACTGAATTCATCAAGACGGACCAGGCGAAATTGAACACGCAGGTCGCCATCGCGAAAGGCAAGGCTGAACTCCAGATTCATCTCCAGGGGATGAGTGACCAGACCACGATTCAGGTGGAGCGTCTTCGGGCGATCTCCAAGGGGGCGAGTATCAATGACAAAGCGATGCTCGATCAGGTCGAACTTGAGATGAAACAGCGTCATGCCACTGAGATGGCGCATACCCATATTCGGTCGAGTCAACAGACACAGGCCATGAAGTCCCAAGACGCGCAGATTCTTGAAGCCATGAAGGCGCAAGAGGCGCAGTCTCTTGAATCAACGAAGTCGCAGGATGCACAGTCTCTCGAAGCCACAAAGGTCAGAGGCGAAGTGACCCGTGATGCGATTCGTGCGAAGATTGATATTGAGAAAGACGAGGCGACGAGAGAGACCCCAGACGTGCGGATCGATCTTGACGTTCCGGTGGAGTAGACAATTAATGTGTGATGTGTGGAGAGCTGAGACAAGAGGGAGTCGAACATGCCACAGGTAGGAGATCGACAATTTCCGTATACCCCGGAGGGTCTCGAAGCCGCTCGTATCTACGAGGAACAGCTCAGAGGGAAGATGTCTCCACTCAATGCGTTGACTCGGGCTACTGCCGATCGTGCCCGCAGACAACAGATTGTCGGTCCACGACCTGATCGTGCTACGTCGCGTATTCGTCAGCAGACGAATCCTTATCGATCGATGACGCAGATGATTCAGAATCGACCGGATCGTCGTGGGCCGTCGGAGCGCCTCATCGAAGAGTTCACACGTCAGCGTCAGAGACCGGTTACGGTGCCTCGTCCGAACGTTCCGGGCACCGTTTGGGATGAGAGGATTCCTCCTGAATTGGGAGGAGATGCGTCGGGTCAGTGGCGAGGCCGTCGTCCTGGGATCCCTGTCCAAAATCCTGACGAGTGGGAACGGGGCGTTCGAGCGTCGTACGACAAGATCAACGAGATGATGGAGTCATTGCCGCCAGCCGATCGTGCGGATCCGATGAAGCGGAGAGCCCTCCTTGAGGCGAAACGAGACGACAGCATGATGACCGGGACTGGGACCGCGACTGGGATGAGGACACGGAGGGGCGACGGTGGCTGTGACAACGGCGCTCGTTGTCTCGGAGGTCGATCCTCCCGCACGTCATCCACGTCGATGTACCGCGAAGAGTAAGCGGTCGGGCAAGCTCTGTGAACGCTACGCGATGAAGGGCCAGCGGACGTGCATGATGCACGGCGGGAAAACACCAGCGGCGTTGGAGAGCGCGAAAAAGGCGATGGAACGCGCCGACCTCGAATTACGAGGATTGACGACCAAGGCTGTGGCCGTTCTTGAAGCGTTGCTTGACACGGGAGAATCTGAAGCCGTTGTCTTGGGCGCGGCAAAAGATGTGCTCGATCGTGGCGGATTGAAAGCCAAAGATCGGCTCGAAGTCGAAGCGTCGATTACAGTTACCCGACCCTGGTAGGAGAGTGGGTACATGAACGAGACACCAGAGACGACCACCCTGGCAGAAGATGCGGCCGAAGCGGCCAAGAACATCACGACTCTCACGGACTACCAGAAAGTCCGGGGAGCGTTGGTGACTGATTCAGCCAATGCCCTCTTTGTGGACGAAGGGCTCCCCTTTGAAGCCGAACCGCCTCATCAGGACGACACAGATGCGGTGAGTGGAGAGACGCCGGATCCCGACCAGACGCCGGATGTTGCCCCGGTCGATCAGGAGGCGTCTCCAGAGCCGTCACCCGAGAAGAAGGCGCGTCTCCCGCGCACGGGCAAAGCCAAGCGAGTTAAAGACCGTATTGATAAGGTGGTCTGGGAGCGCGAAGAGGCTCGGAAAGAAGTCGCGCATCTCCGTAATCAACTCCAGGCTTTCCAGACGCCGCCTCCCCAGGATCGTCCTGCACCCGCTGCCGCCGCGTCCGCTCCAGCCTCTCAGACGGCACCCGCTGGATCAGAGACCCCAGCGACAGATGCGGAGCCGATGGAAAATCAGTATCAGGAATATGGGGACTTTGTGTCAGCGAAAGCCCGGTGGGCGGCGCGACACGAGGTCTCCAAGGCGATGCAGGATGCCGAGCAGAAACACGACGCATCCGTTCAACAGCAGTATTATGCCGACCGCGCCTCTGCGTTTTCCGAGAAAATGTCACGTGGATCAGCACATGATCCAGAATTTCTGACCAAGGTTCCCTCTGAGATTTTGAACTTACGTCCGGCCATGTCGCTCGCAGACGGCGAACGACCGACCGGCGCAACAGCGATTGCGGATGTCTTGCTTGAGAGTGAGACCCCACAAACGCTGATGGCTTACCTGTCGTCCCATGAAGACGACTTCCGGCGCATTTCTGCGCTGCACCCGATGCTCGCGATGCGCGAGATCGGTCGGATCGAAGTTGGACTAGACGCTGCACCCAACGGCTCGGCGTCTCCTCCCGTTAGCAGTCAGGCACAACCTCCCATACGGCCGGTGGGGAGTAGTAGTGCAAGTCCCGATGCAGCGCATCGTGCGCCTGCCGATATTAACTCCGTCGCGGAGTGGCGAGTTGCGAGACAGCAGCTTTTGCATCAACGGTAACCTGACTTCTTCTGTGAGGACATTATGGCCAATTCATTTTTGACCGATGACATGATTACGCTTGAGGCGTTGGATATTTTTACCAATAGTCTCGCAGCGGCGAATCATTGTGATCGGAAGTTTGAAGGACTCTTCGGGCAAAAAGATGGGCTGAGTAATACCAGCTCCAGTATCCGTATCCGTAAACCGAATCAGTACACGGTTCGCACCGGGGCGACGTTCTCGGCGCAGAACATTACGGATGACAGCGTGACCCTCACCATTGGCACGCAGATTGGGGTGGATACCTCACTCACCTCTGCGGCGATGTCGCTCTCGTTGTCGAGTTTCAGTGATCAGATTATTAAACCGCAGATCACGTTGCTCGCCAATAAGGTGGATAACACCATCATGAGCGAGGCGTTCAAGAGTGTCTACAACTCCGTGGGCACACCGGGCACGATCCCCACGGCTCTCTCGACCTATCTCGATGCGGGTGCCAAGCTCGATGAGTATGCCTGTCCACGAGATGGACAACGTGCGGTGGTGATTGGACCGCAGATGCAGGCGAATGTTGTGGATGCGTTGAAGGGCTTGTTTGAGACGCGAGGCAAGATTGCGGGCCAGTACGATTCAGGCGAGATGGGAAAAGCGGTGGGGATGACGTGGCAGATGGATCAGAATACCACGGCACGCACCGCAGGTGCGCTGGGCGGGACACCGCTCATTGATGGCACAATCGCTAGTGGGGCGACGTCGATCACGACAGACGGCTGGACCGCGTCAACGCTCGTGGTGGCCGAGGGTGACGTCTTCACGCTGGCGGATGTCTATTCGGTGAATCCTGTTGGCAAGACGAGCACCGGTGTTCTGCAGCAGTTTGTCTGCACGGCGGCGGGGACGTCTGATGGAAGTGGCGATCTCACGATTTCGATCTCCCCCTCCATCATCACCAGTGGGGCGACCCAGACCGTCAACGCCGTGCCGGCAGATAATGCGGCACTCAGCTTTGCGTCTGGCTCATCTGTCTCGGCTGCCCAGGGAATGGTCTGGCACAAGAGTGCGATTGCGCTCGCGTTTGCGGAACTCCAGAAGCCGCAAGGTGTGGATCAATCGTCGGTGAAGACAGACAAGCAGATTGGCGTGTCGATGCGGTTTGCCCGTGTCTGGGACGTGGATACGGACGTCTTTAAGTCGAGGTTCGATGTGCTCTTCGGCTATAAGGTCGTGCGTCCTGAGTGGATCTGTCGGATTCAGTCAGGCGCTGCGTAAGCTCCTCATTGAGATCCCCCTCTATGGGTTTCTTCCCCTAGGGGGGGGATCTTTCTTCGTTCTCCGTCTGATCGGTTGAGGAGAGTGCGATGGCAGTACAAACACCTGCCGCCTATAACAAATGGGTGGCGATTACAAAAAGCGACACGATAAACATTGGTGAAATAACGGCTGATGACGGCAATGCGCTTCTGCCGATGGCCGTCTATGTTGGGGGGGCGGGCGATGTGGTGGCTGTCGCGTCCAACAATAGCACGGCGACCTTTACGGCGGTCGCGGGATCGACCCTCCTGATCCGACCGAAGCGCATTAACAGCACTTCAACGACGGCAACGGCGATGGTGGCCCTGTATCAGGAGTAGGGGATGGCGACCATCGGGGATGTCATTACCTCATCGCTCCAAGACCTTGGTCTGATTAGTGCGGGTGAAACGCCCTCGTCTGACGATAGCGCGTTGGCCTTATCGCGTGTCAATGATTGGATTGACGGCCTCGCGACTCAGGGTCTCACGGTCTTTACCACCAATACCCGTACGACATGGACACTCGTGTCGGGCACGACGTCGTACACCGTCGGGACAACAGGGACGGTGGCCTGTAGCCGACCGGTCTCTCCAGACCAGATCGTGAACATTGGCTATCAGGATACGAGCGTCAGTCCGACTCAGGAATATCTGTTGGGACGTCCGTTGACGGACAACGCCTATGCCGAGTTGACGCCGAAGTCGCTCACCGCGACCTCTCCACAGTTTTGGTATTACGAGGCGAACTTCACGTTGTCGTTGGGAACGCTCATTCCGTGGCCGGTGCCAACCGGGAGTGGATTGGAAGGGGTGATTTATACCCCAACGCCTGTTAGTGAATTCAGTGCGTTGACGGACACGATTCTCCTCCCCCCAGGCTATCGACGGTTTTATCGAACATCCCTGGCGATTGAGATGGCACCGAGTTTCTCCGTGATTCCGTCCCCGGTGTTGCAGAAAATCGCGATCGATGCAGAGACCGACATCACTCGGAGCAATTCTCGGATGTCCGATCTGTCTCTCTCGGGGGTGTCCTGGATCGGCGGTGGGTCAGGATCGAGTCTGGGTCGTGCGCGCTTTGATGATGGGAACTTTTAGTGGCGATCTATCCCAACTTTCTTGGACCGTCCTATACGGCCCAAAGTCCGATTGCGGATGATGAACGCACCATGAATTGGTATGCCGAACCCGCACAGGTGCCAGGAGAATCGGCACCGATGGCGTTGTATCCCACGCCGGGTGTCACGAGTTTGGTGACCGCTGACGATGCGCCGGGTCGCGCCATGATTTCCGTCAAGGATCGCACCTTTTGCGTGATGGGTCGGACGTTCTATGAGATTTCCAGTACCTATGTGTTGACGTCGAGAAATGCCTCGACACCGATGGTGAATGACGGAAAACCTGCCACGATCTCATGGAATGGAGATGGGGGCGGAGAGCTATTTATCACCTCTGGAAATTTTGGGTACATTTTCACATTAAGTACAAATGCGTTTACCCAGGTGCGTGACCCTGACGTCGATGGTGGTACCACCATGGGCGCTCAACTTGATGGATACTTCATCGCGCTGGATACCTCGACTAGCACGATCTATCTGAGCGATCTCCTGGATGGCGAAACGTGGGATGCCACGCAGTTCCAACAGCGGTCGATTGAATCGGACCCCTGGGTCTCGATGGCGGTCTTGAATCGACAGCTCTGGCTACAGCGGAAAGACGCCGTTTCCCTTTGAGCCCCACCCGTCTGGTCTGGTGTTGTATGGATGTGCAGCGCCCTATTCGACAGTCGTCACGGGTGAGACGCTCATTTGGTTGGCGGCCACACGCGATGGGATTGGACAGGTTGTCCAAACCAGTGATTTGACCCCGGATGTAGTGAGTAGTTTTGCCGTCTCGACCGCGTTGGCGAGCTATAACACGATCGACAATGCGATTGGCGATAGCTATTCAGAAATCGGGCACACCTTTTATGTGCTGACCTTTCCCTCAGAGCAGAAGACGTGGGCGTTTGATGTGACGCCGAATATGTCGCTCCCGTCACCACAGCGCTGGGCAGAGCGGGGTTCTCTATCGTCTCTCGCATACGATTGGGACCGATGTCGATGGCCGTACCATTCGTCGTGTACGTCGTCCGCCGAGTCTCTTTGTCGAAAACCAAGTCGTGCGCGTGAGCGCCTTTGAACTCTTCCTCGAACCTGGGCTCGGTCTTGTCTCCGGGCAGGGGAGCGACCCCCAGGTAGCCCTTCGGATTAGTGGGGATGGGGGGAAGACCTTTGGGAATGAACTCTTGGCGGGCGCGGGGAAAATTGGGAAGTTTGGTGCGCGGACGCGATGGCTGCGGTGCGGCAGTGGGCGGCGCTGGATGCCAGAAGTAGTCGTGAGTGATCCGATTCCGTGGCGATTGCTCGGCGCATCGATTTCGATGCAGGAGGACTCGACGCGGGCGAGTCGAGGCGGACAGTAATGCCGATTACGCTGGCCCCCTTTCCGCTTCGCACGGCCGTTACACTCGAATCGAATCGTCTCCTGACACGTCCGTGGGTGGCATGGATGACGGATCTCGTTCAGAAAGTGGATAGCGATCCACCGGTCGTCTCTTCGGTGACCGCAACGGGAAAGTCGGCGTCCCTGACGGCCACGTCGTTTCCTCGATCGATTCTCGCAGCGGGGATGTATCGGATTGGCTATTTCGCACGGATCACGACCGCCGCGACGACAAGCAGCTCGTTGACGGTGACGATGTCAGGAGTCAATGGAGGCGTGACCTGTGCATTTGCGGGGGCCGCGATGACGGGAAACACGACAGCCACGGTTCAGTCGGGGAACATCTATCTTCAGTCGGATGTTTCCACCGCCTTAACGTATACCACCACCTATGCCTCCTCAGGAGGGACGTCGATGGTCTACGGGCTCTGGATGACTGTTGAACGGGTGAAAACCTAATGGCTCATTATTCTGATTGGAACGGAGATCAGGGATGGGGGCAAGACACGACACCCTCGTCTTCTCTATGGGGAGACTCTGGATCATCGTTTGATTCTGAATTTGGTGCTTCACGTCCGAGTTCTCCAGGAGGAGAGCCAATGATCGCAACAGCAGCAGCTATTGGTATTCCACTTGCTTACAATGCCATTGCGGGATATTTGAGTCAAAGAAGCCAGGGCAGACAAAGAGATATGAGTCGTGAAGAATGGCATGAACAATGGGAGGCAGATCAAGCGCGTCTAGACGCTATGCATGAGGAGTCCATTCGTCAGTGGGAATTGACTGAATGGAGAAAAGAAGCCCAGTGGGACGCTATGCAATCACAACACGAAGCAGACTGGATCAACACGACTGAGTTGAAGGCTCCATACCGTGCAGCCTCACGCGCCATTCTCGGATACGTCATGCCAGGGTTGAATGTGCCTGACTATAATCCTATCAACCCTTACCAGGAATGGAGTTCATAGGATGCCATTACATCCGAGTACAGACCCTGCCGACTATCCGGGTGGATATGACGATTGGGATCCGTGGACACAGAATAAAGGGCAAACCACTCGGTGTCGAGAGGGAGAGGAACCACATCCTATAACTCGTCAATGTGTTCCAAAGTGTAAACCTGGAATGACACGAGATCCTAGGACTGGTTATTGTGTTCAAAAGTGTCCAGATGGAAAGGTCAGAGATACAACGACTGGTGACTGTGTCCCAGATGTTCCAGACGAAGTGACCTGTGATGAGGGAGAGATTGATCCTGAGACTGGTGAATGTGTTCCAGATGAGAACGGAAACGGAGACGGAAACGGAGACGGAAACGGAGAGGATCAGCCTGAATACAGATATTACGGAACCGATCCCAATCAACCCTGGGACGTCGATCTCGATTGGGTGAGAGACGCGCCACCCTTTGAATTTGAGTACGATCCCTGGGTTGCCGCAGATGAGTTCACCTTTCCGTCGTATGAGACACCAGATCCTTATGCAAAGCCTGAAGACTTTAGCTATGGAGCGTTCGAGCCTCCAACGGCGGCTCAGTTGCTCTCAGAAGATCCGGGCTATCAGTTTAGGTTTGGGGAAGGGGTCAGAGCCCTTGAGGCGGGTGCGGCCAGTCGGGGCACACTCCGAGGTGGAGGCACACTCAAGGGCCTGATGGATTACGGGCAACGCTCGGCAAGCCAGGAATATGAGAAAGCCTATGCTCGTCGGTTGCAGGACTATCAGACAAATCGGGCAACGGCTTCTGACGTGTATAAAACGAATCTGGGTGCTGGACTAAATGCCTATAGAACAAATCTCGGAATGGGACAAACTGCCTACAATCTCCAACGGAAGAATGCGTTCGAGAACGAGATGCTGAATCGAGAAAGCGCGTTCAACGCCTATATCACGAATTACAACAATAGATATACCGCTGCCAGGGATCGGTATCAACCACAGTTGTCGAGCTGGGCTGGACAACAATCAGCCGCTCGGCAAGCCTCGATGGCGAAATATGGTCGTCAGTGGGATGCCTACCGATATAGCCAACCCTCCGGTAGTCAGGTTTTTACGTTTGGGGTTCTCTAGATCGATAGACGAGGAAGATCATGGCAAATGGACGCATCCCGTATGCCGGTGAGTCATACGATACATCTCGTTACCAGCAGTTAGTCTGGGAGATGATGCGAGAGAAGTCGCGTTCCGATGAACGATATAACCAAATGAAGCTGGCTCAGAGTTCGCAGATGTGGGACCAGTTTTTGGATCTTCCGACCCAGGCGATCGAGGGCTACCGTGATCTCCAGGATCGGAAGCAATTAGAACTTGATCGTGAGCGTGCTGAACAACTTTCAAAATCTCAATCGCAAGCGATACAGGATCGCTTGCGATTAGAGGTGTACAGAGGTCTTCCCGAGTCTGTTCTCAAGGGACTTCCAGGCGTCACGAGTTCAGAAGTGGAAGGTCGATCATCGAGAACAGGTGAGCTGTCATACACGCCTGAATTCAATGTTCTTGCATCAGGAAGAGCCGCACAAGAAGACCAACCACCTGAAGAGACTCTTCTAGAAATGATGCAACTCGATAAGGACAGGCTCCTTGAGCCTCGTGTTGGGTTGCCTCGTCCAGACCCTCGAATCTCTATGCCAACGATAACCATTGGGTCTGGGTATCCAGGTCTTCCTGGTCTTAAGGTTCCATTTGAGACTGCTGAAATACAAAAAACCATAAAGCGTGAGGAATTACAGGCTCAGGCTGAATTGGATCGTCAGAAATCTGAAAAGGAGAAGTTGTTAAATAGAGAAGAGACGAAGTGGGAGTTGGGCCTACAGAAACCCACCTTTACATATACGAATGTTTTTGTTGAGCAAGATGGAGAGATGCATCCTTGGATTATTGAAAGAAAGACGTTCTTCGACCCAAATAAAGGGTGGGAAACAACAGAGGATTTTAGGAAAGATTCTGCTGGTGAAAATATCCGACACAAGGACGATACAGCGCCCAAGTTGAG